GCTCTCTTGTAAGATAAGAATGATAGAACACTGGGAACCCTGAAGGAGTTACCCACGATAGATAATGTTTTCCATTACCATACGACACGTAACGAGTATCTTTAACATGATTCAAACGATCTTCAATCATAGCTAATTCTAGTTCTTCGTCTAGTGTCTTATCTTTCTTTTTCTTTAATGCTTGCTTACGAGCATGTACAGTTCTTTTCTTAGCTTGTGTCCAATCAGAACCATCCATATCATATGCAGATGTTTTACCTACTTCAAAGTTAACTAATGACTGAAGGAACTGCATTGTATGGGTAGCCCCTGGGCAGACATCCTCAAGAGCATGAATAAGATTACGTGCTAGTTCTTCACAGTCAACCATAGTGATGTTGAATCTATCAGTGATACCTCCTGTATAACAATCAGCGTACATGCTGTCAGCGATCTTCTCTGCACCAGCTGAGTATGCTCTGGTCATTGTTCCACGCTTAGTAATAAACTTACGGATATGTTTCATCTTCATATTAGGTCTAGCTTCAAACCACTCAGGCATACGCTCAATCAAAGCCTTAGCCGCTTTAACATATAAGTCAGCTTGAATATCTGTAGGTGTTAAAGATACTAATGCTCCTGTATGTTCATCCTTAGATATAGCAGCACTATGTTGATAGCCATTACAGCTTCCATCAATAGGAATAGGTAGATGACTGATATAATTAGTATTGTGACAAGCATTACGCACTTCAATACAACAAGCTAAGAATGAGAATGGCTTTTCACAGTTAAGAATCTTATTAGCACTATCAAATACTAAATCTATATTCTGTTTAGTCCACTCTTCTCTGTCTTTCAAAGTCATCTTATCGACTGATATAGACTCAAGACCTTCATCCTTAAGGTAATTAACGTAGTCATAACTACACCAATCAGGAATATGGTCCACATCATAAGACTGGTTATAGCAAGAAGCAGTATGAATGTAAAGCCACTTAAGACCTTCAACACCGAGAGGCTTACCTTCTTTAAATAAGAATAAGGCACGAGCCATATCCGATCCTTGAAAGTTAAAGAAGGGTTCTTTGTAGTATACTCTTCCACGATAATCGACATCCACATATTGATAGAACTCAGGATAAATAGATAACATCTTAGCTTTATTAAAGATGGCTTCAAGCTCTGTACGCTTAGAAATATCTCTTAGCACTACTAGTTCTTCATTCCATTCTAAAGCAGCTCTGTTATAACTTTCTTTATTATCTTCTGAGGGATCTTCTTTAAGCAGCTTATACGCTGCATCTACATCAGACTTCTTAGCTTTATCTAAACGCTTCTTAGCTTCAGGTAAGATAGTATCAAGATTGTTTTCAATAACTTTAAGTACATCACGGTTAACCATCCAAGGTTGTTGTTGTAAACGATTAAGTGATTGTACCCAAGGAGCGTTATCCCTAATGGCTTGTTTAAAGTCTTGTTGATGTAAGATTAAAGGTATCTTACTTACTTCAGAGTTAATCCCTTTAATGACAGCAAGGTTATCTCCTTGAAGGATATTCTTAATCTCAGGAATCATACTACCAGTAGAGTAAAGTATTAAACCTTTAGCTTCTTTTATTTGTACTAGATCAGAGAACTTATCTGTGATTTGAATTACATAAGGTGAACCTGAACGAGGAGCAAATCCCTCTTGAATTTCAATAGTAATAAATCCAGAGTGATAGAAAGCTTCTATGAATAAATCACCAATATGTAATAGGGCAGGCTTATTTAATTCAACTCGTTTAAAGTTAGCTACTTCAATTCCAATAGAAATAGCAGTATGAGTTAAGAGTGCTTCACCTTTCTTTCCAGAAGGATCATCAGCAGCCTTATGAAGAATAATATTAGTAGCAACATTAACTAGATGCTCTAAATCTTCCTCATAAATTTCTCCATCCTCATCCTTAAGAATCTTAGCAAGATACAATGGCCCGTATGCTTGTTTCTTCTTAGTATTAAAGATGACCTTTCCGAGCCTTTCACTCAGGTATTCTACAACAAGGTTCTTCATTACTATCCTTAGAATTCAGTGTTAATAGACTTGATACGACCAGTTGTATGATCATAATAAGCTTGTCCTGCAGGACCAGTCAGACCTGTATAACGACACTTAAGTACTTTCATATCAATTGTATTACGCAATGTCGGATCTGCATTACCACTATCACGAGCAAACGCTACAATATCCATAGAGATTTGCTTAATAGAACCAGAGCCTTTGATATCATCTAATGAAGGCAACTCACCTTCTTCAAATGATTTACCTCCAGAAGTCTTACGCAAGTGAGATACAAGGCCAATCCATACACCATGAGTCTTAGCTACACGAAGAAGATCATTCATAATCTTATCTATAGCTTCGTTTCCAGTAAGCCCTTCAGCTCCTTCAGAGACCAGTATTGTGATATGGTCAATAAACAAATACTTGCAGCCAACTGCAGCCATGTAGTTAAGCTGTTCAATGATACCATCAGTAATAGCACCAGCATGATCAAGTACAAGTATGCGATCGTCACCAAACACTTTATCAAAGCCTTGACGTAACTCTTCAAGAGGAATCTCCTCTGTAGGGTTCTTGTTTAAAGCCATAGCAGACATTTTCTTAGTAGTCTCTGCAGGTGACTCTTCAAGAGATATAATACCAATCTTATCTTTAGTTGTTTCAAGAAGATTAAATACAATCTCACGTAACATAGTAGACTTACCTGAACCAGTACCACTAGTCCATAGAGTAATCTCACCTGCTCTCATACCTCTTAGCTTTTCATTTAAGCCGTCAAAGCAATTAGGGTAAGGTATACTCTCAATCTTATCATAGTCCTCCAGAGCTTTCCATAGTGCTTCACTTGTCATAATACCCTGGGGGTTATATTGCTTTGCATTCCAGATAGCAGAGAGGACTGCTCTGTGGCCTTCATTAATTAACTCATCTGAAGCATCTTTATGTTGACCTTGAGCTATCTTAATCTTTTCATAGCCGATAATCTTGGCAAGCTTAGTAATAGCTTCTTTGCCAGCATCATCATTATCAATGTAAAGAATGACTTCATCAAACTCTCTAAGCCAGTCCCTGTTTGAAGTGACAGGCAAAAGATTAGAAGCGGAGGGAATAGAAACAACCGGATAGATAATTCCATTATACTCTTGATATGCCTGAGCTACAGCTAAAGCATCCTCTTCACCTTCAGTAACCACTACTCTTTTACGAGAAGCACCTGCAAAAGTTCCTTGACCAAACAACTGAATGTTATCTAGCCCACCTTTAACTCTAAAGTCTTTAGGGTACTTACGTATCTTATATGATGTACCATTACTACCTAAGTATGGATAATAAGTTTCACTTACTTCACCATCACTATTAATAGCTGATCGTACTCCAAACATCTCACAAATCTTATTACTAACCTTACGTTTAGAATGAGTTCTAAAAGGTAAGTCTTCAATAGTCATTTGTGTTTGTTGAACTGGTTGTGACTTAAGCACTTCCATTTCATCGTCTCCATAATAATCAGGGTAGAATTTATTACAGCCTGGAGTCCAGCACTTACCTTTCACTACTTCTGATGTACCATCTTTAAATAGAGAAACATTATCTACTGAACCACAAGCTTTACATGGGGCTTTACCGATAGAGACAGTCATATTTATACCTCAAGTTTAATTAATTTAATATTACAATCTTGTAATAACTCTTTTCCTAAGTTACATTTGTTATAGTTCTCAGCATAGAATACAGTAGTAATTCCAGACTGAATAATAAGTTTAGCACATTCAATACAAGGTACTGTTGTACTATACATTGCTGCAAACTTAGTAGTCTCTGTTGATTGTGCTGCCTTAGCTATAGCATTAGCTTCAGCATGTACTACTTGTGGTAATGTCTTTTCAAAGTCATTCTTGCATTCATTAGTAAAGTAACCTGCAGGAGTACCATTCCAACCATAAGAAATAATATTAGTTCCTCTGGCTATAACAGCACCTACCTTTCGGTGAGGGTCAGTGGATCTCAGAGAAATACGGTAAGAGATCTCCATTAGCATCCGATTGTGTTCCATTAACTTTGACATTATCTTCTCTCCTAATAGTTTCAATTATAGTCGCAACTAATCGGCTATAATTATTTAAATTAAGTAAATAATCATTCCAACTAAGCACTTCATTTTCAAATAAATATTTAAGTTCTTCGTTTGCCTCTTCCAAGGCTTTTAGGACTTCCTGGATCGCTTCTTCTGGACTTAGAAGTTCCAAAGATTCTGTCATAATTGGATTCATATTTATCCTTATCCACTGGACGTGGAGTATCTCCTTTACCTACCATAATGTGTCCTTAATAAATCTTTAGCACGACCAATTAACTGCATTGTTTCAAAATAGTTATCGCCTTCTTTATAATGAAAGTTAGCAACTGCATTTAGAAATTCATATACAGGATCTACATCAGGCTTACCCCATAAGACATCATCATTGTCTTGATAGAAGTAATCTTCCTGAGTAAATGTTTCTGGATCTTTATAGTCATACTTGTTCATCATTTTTCTCCTTGTATTCATAACATTTAGGTGGACCTTCAAATCCACATTCCCAGAAGTTACCTTTATCTTTATCCCAAACAAAGTAATCATCTTGATAACGTTGAATATGAATAAGACTACCAGTAAACATTAATGCATGGAACCACTCATCACCACAACGCTCTTTATATTCACGTTCAATGACACGTTTCCATTCAGTTCTTCCAGAACCTTTAAGCAGCTTCTCAGCTGTTTTAACTCCAAGTCTTTTAGGTGACTTAATATTATCAGTCATATCTCCTATCAACACTTGAATATAATAGTTATACTCAGCATCGTCCTCAGATACTGTGTATTCTTTGATATCGCCTCTTTGATTTGGTCTGACATGCTTACCTACAATACAGTCTAAATCTTTATCAGCGGAAATGATAACATAATTTTGTTCTCTTTGCAAACACTTATTTGCTTTACGGCGTACTAAGTCATCTGCTTCAAGACCATGAGAGCGAATGGCTAAGCGTTCCTTGCCTAACCATTCTTTAAGTTCCCTAATAATTTCCATCTCCTTGGTTCTATTAGGGTCTGGCTTACGATTGCCTTTATAATCTTTAAAGACTCGATAACGCCAGTTACCAATACCTCCTACAAAAGAAATTGATTCATCACACCAACTGTTTGTAAGATATTGTTTTAAAATGTCTAGGTATTTCTCCTTAGCTTCATTAAGGTCTTCTACATTCCAACATGCACGATAGAGTATTCCATCGGCATCTACAATACCTAACATTATTCACTCCTCATTTCCATTATCGTTTGTCTGGCGAGCTTCAACTCTAACTGCAAGTTGTTCACCTCTAATTCTAAGTTGTTCCGCCTCAGCTTCAAGTTCTTCACCTCTTCGCTGTGCTGCTTCCACATTATTCGTACCGTCAGGTAAGAGGTGATTAGCAATCCACTGAATAGGAGTAACTGAATCATCTGAAGTATTATCTGAATCTCCACTCATATATCCTTCCTATTGACAAGCTAAACATTCGTCCTTACTTGCTTGAACTCCTGCCTTACTATATACATAGTAAAGGGCAAGTATATTCGGGTCGAGAAAGGCTTGTTTATGTACCTCATTAATATAAGCTTCTTCCTCATTCGCTGCAAAGAACAAATTAAGGGACTGCCATTGGTCAATATACTTTGCTCTTGTACTTGCCATTTGTACAACCGACATTTGTGGAATCTCGAAAGCTGTTTTAAACACTTCTTTCTCATGATCATCTAACCAATCTTCTGCTTGAACAGAACCCATATTATCTCTAATACGTTCTATTGTTCGCTTGTTGTAGACTTCTCTTTCTCGCATGAGTTCGAGTAGAACTGGATTAATTCTATCGACTTCTCCAGCAGCTGTACGTTGAGTGTATACCATTGCTGTGTCAGGGTTAATGCCTTCAGAGATTCCTCCCATGATAAGTGCGGTTGATTTTGTGGGAGCCACGGCAATCCTATGTGTGTTGGCCATTCCATAGCCTTCCATCCATTCAGGTTCTCCCCAAGTTTCCGATATCCATTTGCTAGCTCTTCTAGAGTCATCATCTATCCTTTTAAATATTTCATTGTTTAACATCATTGATTCGAATGAACCAAAGACCATTCTATTTTGTTGTAGTAATGTGTGAAAGCCACATACTCCCAAGCCAAGCGCACGACTTTTCTTGGTGAATGCCCTTGCTTTCTCAAGTCCGGAAGTGTTCTTAGACCTGTCAATAAACTCTTGACATACACAATCCAAAAATACTGTAGCTTCAAATATAGCATCTGTATCTTTCCATTCATTATACTTAGCTAAGTTCAGAGAAGACAACACACAAGTATAGGTATATTCTTCTGACGAGTGCAGCATAATCTCAGCACAGAGCTGGGGTGATTTAATATCAAGGTTTTGATCAACATACCATTGAGGCCTCTTATCATTAGCTTTATCAGGGAAGAAAAAGTAACCTTTACCTGTTACCATCTTAGTTCTAAGTGCTTTACCATAACGGCGTCGAGCTTCTTGATCACCACTAGTTAAGCGAATAATAAACTCTTCACTAATATTCCATCCAATATTATTACCATCAGGATTATGCTCTAAGTGATCACAGACTTCATCAAAGTCAGCGTGATCAATAGGAACATAACCTGCCCAAGAACCTCTCCGTGCTGTACCTTGAGATACATACTCCATGTCTTGCTGAAAGCCTTTAATAATTGGTAATAGTCCACTTGCTTTCCCTCCAGCACCAATAACAGATCCTCGACCTCGAATATCCCCAAGGTAACTAGCAGTACCGAACCCTGCTTTAGTTAAGGCTGCTATCTCATGCTTAGCACGATAGATGCTATCAATACTATCACTAATATAAGAGCCAGCACATGATACCGGAAGACCTCTTGTCGTTCCTGTGTTAGCCAATACAGGTGTAGATGGTGATAGCCATCCTTTCCATAGTAAGTTAAAGAATTTCTCTTTCCATTCTTGAGGATTGGGCGTATGAATAGCCAGTGTTGAAGCAATCCTTTCATACTGTGCTTTAGGTGAGCTAGCTTCATACAAATATTTTTCTTTAAACATTTGATAACCGCCTGTACTATACCATTCCGGTAACTCTCCTGCTGCTTGTAGCTTCTTTCGTTCTTCAGACAGTTTATCGTAACTCAAAATGCAAACTCCTCTGCAGTCCATCCACGTTCATATTGATTACCTACGCTATTAAAGAAATCATTCATAGCATAGCCATTAATTCCCTTGTAGAACCAATCACCTACTGGATTGTACTTAACATCAAAGACATTATGATAACCCATATTACGCATACAAGTATTAATCCTTGATTGTACAAAGTAATCTAATTGTTTCTCAGAGATACCTTCTATTTCTCCTTTCTCAAATAGCTTGGAGATGATTTGTTGCTCATGTTCGTAGACAACATGTGCCATGTCTTTGATCGTTGTCTCAAGAGTTTCTTCCTCTTCAGGAGTAATTTCCTTGGCTTCACGTTTTTCCTTTAATAGCTGTTGGAACAACCATCCAGATGCTTCTGAATGTAATGCTTCATCTCGTGCTGAAAAATTAATTCCACTTACTACATTCAATAGTTTATTCTTACCTTGAGACTGAAAGTGTTTCAAGAAAGCAAACGATGAATATAGAATAGCTCCTTCAGCAAATGTAAATGCACCTAATGAATATAGATCATCACCAGATTCTAAGATGCTTTCAAGAATATCAATTCGTTCTTTAAGAACAGGATCTTCTTTATATGAATCATAGAAATCATCGGTAGCAATCTTAAGTTCTTCATTAAGCTTTGCATAAAAAGGAGCATGAACAGACAATTCAATAGCTGAAAATAAACTAGCCATAGACTGAATGTCAGGGCGAGGGAACTTCTTCATAACAAATTCAGACCAGAATTCATTACCAATAATTAACTCGTACTTAACAAACAAACGTAGTACTGTAATAGTAGCATGACGTTCTGCTTCAGTCATGTTAACTAGAATATCTTGAACATCTTTTTCAACCTTTACTTCTTCAGGAGGCCAGAAGATACTAGCCTGTTTGTTCCTGAATTCAACTGCAGTTGGGTAGTCTATAGTAAAAGTATCTTTAGGTGTCATCATTTGAACCACCATCGGTCTCCTTGATTTCTTGTAATTTTATTTTTAAATAATCATCGCCACGCTTGACGTGATATTTTTTAGCGGAAAGTTCAAAGATAATTCGGTCATCAAAACCAAACCAAGACTGCATAGTATCTAATGTAGTCTTAATACAGTTATCAACATCACTCTTTACGCTACTGAAACCGAATATCATTTCAGCACTAAGAGTAGTCTCATTATCTCTTACTCGTTGTGGTGCAGTATAACCCTGCAAGTAAGGTATCATTTCCTCCTGAAATTTTTCATAATCTTTACTTTTCTTTTTGTTCATGTACCAAGCTTTGTTAACACTAATAGGCTTAACAAGAGCATAACACTCAAACAACCATGGATCATCATGGTCTTCTACATACTCATGGTGAGTCTGATCATATGCTAAACAGAAGTTACCATTGTTAGACTTGTAAGCTACTAACTTACCTTCCCAACCTTCTGATAACTCGTACTTCTCAATGTACATTTGTTTAGCTCTCATAACACCTTGAGATGTCTTCATGTCAACAAAACCTGCTTGGTCTTGTTCACTACTTATTTCATGTATGATTACATGTTCGAGTGTGATAAACTCACTCATAATATTTTCCTTAGTGGACTTCAAAGTAATCTTTACCTACCTTGATATCTCCAGCTTCCATAATGTTTACTCCGAATTGCTTCGGGGCTTCAGCGAAACCAAGCTTAATAATCTCTGTAGCCTTCTCCGCATCTTCAGGCTTAATCTCCCATGAGCATTCATCATGGTACATAAGCAATTGTTTAGCATCTATTTCAGCCTCCTCAAAGCCTTTGTTAATTGTTACAATAGTATTCTTCATTAGAATAGCTTCAGCAGATTGAATTAAATAGTTAACTGCTTTATAAGGTTCTTCTGAATAAACTTTACGGCCATCTAAACCTGGGATCCATCCATTAAGCTTGGCGGCGTTCTGAGCTTTCTCAATCAATGCTTCAAAGTTAGGTATCCCACTAATAAGTTTGTCTCTAATGAGTTTACCTTCCTTCTGGTCTCCCTTAATGATCGCAGCACATTTACCTGCACCCGCTCCAAAGATGATTGCGAAGAACAACGGCTTAGCTGTTTTTCTATCAACACCAGCGATATCAGCATGACGTTGGTGAGCATCCCCGTTGAGAACCGTATCAGTGTATCCTTCGTCCTTGAGGTAATGAGCAAGTAATCGGATCTGATACGATGCACCATCGGCACTGATAATAATTTTATCATTAGGACAGACAAATAACTCTCTGATTTCTTTTCCATATACTGCATTCCCATTAGGTATATTAGCAATTACCTTATGTGAGTGACGACCTGTAGCTGTACCCAGATCCATTACATCACCACGTAGACGACCATCTCCATCATATTGTTCCATCCATCCCTGAAGAATACTTCTACGAGAACGTAGAGTATAATAATCAGCAATCATATCAGCATGAGGATGTCCAATAGCTTTAATATCTTTATCATTAAGCTTTGGTCCTGTCTTAATGAAGTCATTACCGATTCGTTTCCAGTTCCACTCAGTCCATACAATACCTAGCTTCTCTAGATAAGTTTTAACAGAATCTTGTTGACCCATACCTGCAGGAATAATTTGTTTACGTTGAAACTCTGTTCCAGCAGCCATAGGAGGCTCTGCTTTGAGTGCATCTTCAGGTGATACAGGCTTACCTAAGTATTCACTAATAACTCTAGCAGATACAGCGGTATATTCACCATTCTTTTTGTACTGAGGTTTCTTAGGTTCTTTATCTATTAACCGTTCGATATCACCAAGATGAGGTTCAATAGCATCTTCCATATCTTTCATTTTATTAGTGATTTCAGTTATAAGATTAGAACATTTAACAAAATCAAATAGCCAACCATTCATTGTCTGTTCAGACACATAGTGAGCCATCTCATGTTCCATACGTAATGCTTGAGCATACTTAGGATACTTATCTATCCATGTTTTAGCTTCATGCATAACATACTTATATACTTCTTCATTAACTACACAGTCTTGCTTACAGTACTCTAACATCTCAGTACTATACTCAGAGAAGTCATGGAAGTCTGTCTTAGGCTGCTTAAGGAATTCACCCCATGCACTTAGGCTATGCTTACGATTAAGTCTTTTATTAGGATAGTTGTTCATACGAGATACAATAAGCGTATCTACTATCTTAATACTCTTAGGTACTTCATATCCTAACACTTTCTTTAGTGCAGGTATATCATAACGAACACCATTATGTGCTATAAGTGTTGTTACATTTTGTTCAATCCAATCAGGCATATCTTCAAGGGAAGGATAAGATGGATCATCATCAGTAAACACTGTGAAGTCATCTGCTCCTGCTTTCTTAAAGACTACCATCCATATCTTACTAATAGTCGGTAGTAAACCATCAGCTTCAATATCAAATATATACTTTGACATTAAGTTTCTCCTTGAGTTTATCACTCATCTTTTGAGGCTAATAAACGAGACATAATCTCATCATCATCTTGTAAGCCAGTGGTATGCTTCATTAATAAATAAATAATACCTTGTTCAATAATAAGATTAGCTTCTTTTTCAGTAACATTTTCTAAATCAAATGTAACCATGTCAGTAGCTTCATCATAAGACGCTATGTCTAGTATCTGTAACATGACTGAATCCTCCATTCTGTAATACTTGTTCGTATATATTCCATAACTTATTAAATCGCATTTCATTTAGTTGATGTAAGCCCATAAGAACATTCATGATTTCATCTGCATCCATACTATCTACTTCATTATAGATTAGCTTGAGATCATCAGATGTTTGCCATGCTTTCATAATAGCATCTTCTAAATGAAAACGATCAATAGGTCTATCTTCATCTACATTGTAGTGTAAACCATTAATAATCATATATCCTCCTGCGATTTTAATAGAGCAGTTTATAGACATGCTCAGGTCTTTATATTATTTGTATTCGTTTGCTGTAGCGTAAAGCTCTTCAACAAGACTAAGTGCTTGATTAATATCTGTAAATACTTCTCTAGCACTTTGATAGTCACCATCTGCATCACGACCAGAATACTCTACATATCCACCGTTAGATGCGAAATTAATTTGTACATATGATACATCATTAGTAATTTTCATCTTGTTTCTCTCTTAAATTTCTTTTAATTTAACCTACATAATAAGCTTTTACTTCTATTAAAGTTTCTTCTTTAATTTCTTCTAGGCAAGCTTCAACATCTTCAAATACTCCTTGGAGGTAAGAGTAACTGTCTGTATCTCCAGTTTTAGCTAATAAGTTAGCAACATGAAGCTTTTGATTAGCGACTTGACGCAGTAGAAACTCAATTGAAGTCTCTACTACGTGTTGTCTGTTGATTTTACCTGAAGAATGTTGTTCTTCAGTCATCGTCTTTCATATCCTTCATAAACTCTTCAATGTTTTCTTCAGTGATTTCTTCAGCATCTCGTAATGAAAAACAAATACAAGGTTCATTGTCAATCATTGAAGCGATTTCAGCAAACCCCTTGGCTAACATTACGAATGGGAATGCTAGAAATTCTCTCATAAGTACCCCTTAAAATGTTGGCTCATCAGTCTCAACATCAAAGTCTACTTCGTTTCCTGATTCAGCATAAGGAACTAGATCAGTAATTTGTAGAGCACTAAGCATTGCTGCTGTACCTGCACGACCACCTACCTTATACTCATAAGAAAACACTTTGATATTACCTTTAGAACCATTACCGATTGGATCTTTCATTTGAGCTTTAGCAGCATCAAGAATTGTTGGACCCTCCATTGGTTCTCCTTTAGCGTTAACTGTTTTACGTTTAACATTACCAAAGAAGTAACCGTCATCATGCTTCTTAAGGTTAATACCTAGATCAGCGAGTTCTTTTACTTTGTCCTCATCAGTTGTTCGTACTTGAATGTCATAAATCTCAGTACCGAAAGGTGAATGAGGCTTATATACATTAGCCCAGTAAATTTCTAGGTCACGAACGATAGCTACTTTACTTGATGAATCTTTAGACATAAATATTCTCCTAATAAATAAAATAACCCGATCAACATGTCCTTATGTCAATCGGGTTTCAGAAATGGAACTTTTGGTGTTCCTTAACCATGCGTCTAACGCTTAAAACTTTCCTTAAAGATTTCTTCAGCGTCATATACACTACCATTCTCTTGTAGCTTATAGTCTTCATAGACAGCAACAACTTCACGGTAGAATTCTTGTTGAGCACCTGCAAGAGCACCCATAA